CCCCGGTCCGTGGGCCGTTCACCAACACCCCCCTCCTGTATTACAGAAACTGATCATTTTTTGACCAACAAGCAACCTGTTGTTTTTTATAGCCAAAATTTATAAGAATCTGGCCACAGTGGCGTAAGGTTTACAGTTGATCATTTTTTGACCAACTGTTGACCCGCCTTTGTTCAGATTCTGATCAAACTTGTTCAGATTCTGACCAAACTTGATCAAGTTCCTGTCCTTGACCCGCCTTTGTTCAGATTCTGACCAAACTTGATCAAGCCCTGTCCTTGACCCTCGGTCCACGGACCTGTAGCCTTGTCCCACGCAAACAAGGAGACCTCCTGTGAAGTTGTGTTCCAGCTGCAAGCGCCGTGAGCGGCGGCCCAAGGGCCGTCACTGTGTGCCCTGCCATGCGGGCTACATGCGCCTGTGGCGCCGGACGCACCAGATGTCGCAGGAGCAGCGCCGCAAGGACATTTGCCGCAGTTACGCGCACGTGTACCTGCAGCGGGGAAAGTTGGTGCGGGAGAGCTGTGTGTCCTGTGGCTCGGTAGAGAGTCAGATGCACCATCCTGACTATTCCAAGCCGCTGCAGGTAGTGTGGCTGTGCCGCCCCTGTCATATGGCGTTGCACGCGCAGGAACGGGAGCCGAATGTGGCACGTGAAACATTTCCGGCTGGATTTACTCAGCGGGAGACGTTCTTTCCTCCGGCGGCCTAGAAAGGGCCCCCCTTGTTTTAAAAAGCCTTTGGCCCCAAAATTTTTTGCAAATTTTTTTTCAAGGGACCCTTGATGCTTGGTTCATCCCCCCACGACATTGAAGCCGAACGCCTGCGCCTTGAGCTCCGGCTTGCCCTGCTTGAAGCGCAGGAGAAGGCGTGCAGTAACTTCCTGCAGTTTTCGCAGTACGTCTGGCCGGAGGCGATCCTGTCGAGCCATCATAAGAAGATGGCGTCGGCGTTTGATCGGATTGCGGATGGCAGTTTGAAGCGCCTGATCATCAACATGCCTCCCCGGCATACGAAATCGGAGTTTTCGTCCTACCTGTTGCCGGCGTTCATCATGGGCAAGCGGCCCCCGACCAAGATCATTCAGGCGACGCACACTGGCGAACTGGCAGTTCGGTTTGGCAGGAAGGTGAGGAACCTGATGGAGATGGACCGCTATCAGGAGTTGTTCCCTGACTCGGTGCTGCAGGCGGACAGCAAGGCGGCTGGTCGGTGGGACACGAACCACGGGGGTGAATACTTTGCGGTAGGCGTGGGCGGTGCGATGACGGGCCGTGGCGCGGATCTCTTGATCATTGACGACCCGCACTCGGAGCAGGACGCCCTGTCGAGGCTGGCCTTGGACAATGCGTGGGAGTGGTACACCTCTGGCCCCCGGTCGCGACTGCAGCCGGGTGGGGCGGTGGTCATTGTGATGACGCGCTGGAACACCTCGGACCTGACGGCGCGGCTGTTGAAGGCGCAGACCAGCCACAACGCGGACAAGTGGGAGGTGATTGAGTTCCCTGCCATCTTTGACGAGAACACGCCCAACGAGCGGCCCCTGTGGCCGTCGTTCTGGAAGTTGGAGGAGTTGAAGGCGGTGAAGGCATCGTTGTCGATTCAGAAGTGGAACGCGATGTACCAGCAGCGTCCGACGGCGGACGAGGGCGCTATCTTGAAGCGGGAGTGGTGGAATGTCTGGGACAAGGAGTACATGCCCCAGTTGGAGTACATCATCCAGTCGTATGACACGGCGTACTCCAAGAAGGAGACGGCGGACTTTTCGGTGATCACGACGTGGGGTGTGTTTTACCCTAATCAGGACTCGGGGCCCGCGATCCTGTTGGTGGATTGCCGGCGTGGGCGGTGGGACTTCCCGGAGCTGAAGCGCATTGCGAAAGAGCAGTATGCGTACTGGCGCCCGGACAACGTGTTGATTGAGGCGAAGGCGACGGGGGTGACCTTGCAGCAGGAGCTGCGGCGCATGGGAATTCCTGTGACTATGTATTCGCCCGGGGGCCGTGGTGCGGGGCAGGACAAGCTCTCGCGCGTGAACGCGGTGGCGCCCATGCTGGAGTCGGGGATGGTATGGTGTCCTGACACTGACTGGGCGGAGGAACTGGTGGAGGAGTGTGCGTCGTTCCCGAAGGGGGACCATGACGACATGGTGGACTCGACGACGCAGGCCTTGATGCGATTCCGTGCTGGCAACTTTGTGTCGTTGCGGACGGATGAGTTGGACGAGCCGTCAGAGCCTCCTGTTGTTCCGGAGTATTATTGAGGGATAGAATGCGTCAGGTATTTCCTTGTTGGAGGGTAGCTCGGTGAACAAAAGCGCGCAGCAGTTGTTGGCGGAACTTCCTGTCAGAATGGCGGATGGTGGCGAAGCTACCGAGATTCTGTCGGCAGGGCGTCGCCGTGCTGCGGGAAGCGGCAACGAAGCGGACTGGCTGAACAACGTGGCGCAGGCTGCCAACAAGTGGCTCTCGAACCCCGGCACCGCAGCCGAGGCCTATGATGCGATGGTGAAGTCAGGCATCAGCGTGGAGGATCTGGTTGATTCAGGGATATCGCGTGACGTGATCAGCTCTGCCCTTCAGGTGAAGACGCCGGAGGAGCAGAAGAACGTCAATCAGGTTGCGCTGAACTCGATGACTGCCACGCTGTCGCAGAACCCTACGTTGGCGACAGAGATTGGTTCGCGCGGCGCACAGGTGATCTATTCGCAGGCGCGGCAGTACGTAGCCAACCTTCAGCAGGATGGCCTGACGGAAGCGGAGCGCGATCAGCTGCAACGTATTGCGTCGGCACAGGGCTGGGGCTTTGGCGACATCCGCGCCGCTGGCCTTGATCCGATGCTCCTGTTTGGTACGGCTCCGACCAAACCAAAGGTACCCGCGCCCCCTACAGGCACTGGCGGCATACCTCCCGGTGTGCTGCCCCCCGGTGTGCTGCCTCCTGTCTACGGCCCGATCACGCCACAGCCTGACATCTATGCCCCGGGGCAGCCGGCGCTGGACACTGCGTTCCGTGAGAGCGCGCCACGAACCGCGATTCCCGGCATGCCGGGCGCGTACGAGTACACTCCTGCTGCTAAGCTGCGTCCGGCCACGGGCGCCGGCTACAGCTGGACACCGCCTGTGGTGACGAGTCGCCCGCGCTCACTGTTGAGTCCGACGCTGCTCTCGTACGTTTCACCGTCGCAGCAGTTTGCGCAGGCACGTGCGACGCAGGATCAGGCGCTGTTGGGCGCGTTCCGTGAATCGGGGCTCCCGCAGAACGCGAGCAACTTCAACACGTGGCGCAACCGCCTTCGCTCTGGTGAGTTTGGGACGGGTGCCGCGTTTGACCCGACAGCGTTCCAGTCGGCGTTTGGCTCGTGGGCCTCGACGCAGGCACCGGGGACCACGGCTCAAGGATCTGCTCCGGGTTCCGTGGGAACAGGCGTCACGGGCTACTCGGAGATTGCTAGCGGGCTTCAGCCGATTGATCTTCGCAGACTGCCTACTGCCACGTTTGCACATGGCGGTGAGGTAAGTTCTGCACGGAGGATGCTTGAACAGGTAAAAAAGCCTGAAGGGTTTGCGGAGGGCGGGATGCCCACTACAGGCCCTGAGCAGACTGAAAGCCGCAGCCTGCTTGATAGACTGGGTCGTTTTATCTCACTGGACACTCCGCAGGACATGAGCCTTGGAGAGACCGCAGCTGACATTGGCATGGGATTCCTGCCGGGTGTTGGCACCGCGCAGGGTGCCCGTGACTTTGAGAGAGCGCGTAGAGATGAAGACATCCTCGGTATGGGCCTTAGTGCTGCCAGCATGATCCCGGTGGCCGGTGGTGCTGTGCGCGCCGCTAGGTCTATAGGTAAGGCGTCGAAAGCAGTGGATGTACTGCCTATACTAGAAAGGCAGGTAAACCTTGAGAGGTTCATGGAAGGCAGCAACGCGCCGCCCGTTTTATATACAGGCACGTCAAAAGATGTAGATTTTGACAAGATGAAAATTCCGCGTAACGGGGCGTGGTTCACCGCCTCCCCTGAGAGTGCGTCTCGGTATGCTGTAGAAAACGATAGCAGGGGCCTACAACATGTTCCCGGGACATACAGTTTTACTGAAGTCAATACCAGCTCAAGAGTGCTGCCGGTACATCTCAGCGCAAAAAGTCCGTACATCGTTACAGATGCCAAAGCGTTCAACGATGAATTATACGCACTGGCGGGGGATAACTACCGTCGAGGGCAGGGCATGGTATTTGATAAGCTGCGGGCGCAAGGCTACGACAGTGTTCATTTTGTAGACCCGAAAGGCAAAGAAGATGTTTGGGTTGCGTTGGAGTCTCCAACGCAAGTGAAATCTGCTGTTGGCAACCGTGGCACCTTCGACCCGACTAGCCCGGTGCTTACGAAGAAGGATGGCGGACTGGTAAAAGGCTACAACAAAGGCGGCGAAGCGTCGTCCGCCGACATGTTGGCCCAGCAGATGCTGGCCATTGGCAATCGGCCCAGTACCCCCTCTCAAGGGCCCGCCCCGGTACGCACCGAGGCGCGCAGCATGCTTGAACGCCTGTTGGGAAGCGGCAAGCGCCAGCTACAGTCTGACGTGGTGGAGCCCCTTGTTGGAGCGGGGGAAGCAGCGCTCACGATGGGCACCGCCATCCCCAGTTCCATCCCTGCCGGCCTGCGGGGCCTGTACGAGGCCGCGACAACCCCCGGTGACCTGCAGACTCGACTGCGCGCAGGGGCTGACATTGTGCCTGCCCAGACCGCAACCACCACCTATCTGCCGCGCACGCAGAGTGGCCGCGAGGCGCTGGAGCAGTTGTCCATGCTGGGCGCCCCATCGGAGGCTATCGGCAGGCAGACGCTGGAGTCAACGGGAAGCCCGCTTCTTGCGACGGCAGCAGAGACCTTCCTTGATCCGCTGGAGCTCCTTGGCCCGGGCGCCAAGGTTGCCGGCGCTACGCTTCCGCTGGTAGCGGGGGCGGTGAAGCGCGCGGATGAGGTAGCGGCAGCCGCCAGTGAGTCGAGCCGGATGCTGGACGAGCTGACGCCTGAGACGGGTGCCGTGACACGGCCCATGGAGCCGCTGTCCGATGCGGGTAGGATGTTGGCGGAAATGGACAACATCCAGACTCCTCCTGTCGAATCCACTATCCGACCAACGATCACAGAAGAGATTGGAGACAGGCGCCGTGTAGGCACCACAGGCAGATACGTGGGCGCGCCCGAGGGCATTAACACCCCTCAGAAGCTTGCTGCGTTGACCCGTTCTATTTACAACCTGACGAAGGAAGGCGAGTTCGGGCGTTTCTGGTATGAACGAAGTGGTCGCCAGATTCTGGATATCACGGGGAACAACGCGGAAGATGCTGACAAGCTGGTTCAAGCGATTGCCATCACCTCACCGAACACGCCCGTGGGGGCTAACTTTGACTACGCCTTGCAGGCTTACTACCAGTGGAAGAATGGCCAACCAATCAAGACGGGCATGTACACCACGGCGATGAGTAACAAACTGCAACGCATGTTTGACGGAGAGGAGTGGGCGGGTCGCAAGACCAACAACTTCTACAACAACTTGATGAGAGAGATCGATCCATCCAAGGCACAGGGGGTCACCACTGACATTTGGATGATGCGAGCATTTGGTTTCGACAAGGAAGCCCCCACTGACGCACAGTACAGCTTTGTTGAGAATGAGACCAAACGTATAGCTAAGAATCTAAACTGGGAGCCGCAGCAGGTTCAAGCAGCAATCTGGGTTGCCTTGAAGTCGAGGATGGAAAATCCTGATGTGAAGCGGGCTGTTGAGGAGAAGTCCTTTGAAAACGGTTGGATAACGTACAACGATGAGGGTGAACGCGTAGTCATTGATCAAAACAAGCACGCGGCCAACTGGTTGGAAAAAGCGCTGCAGCACACGCCTACCGAGGCGGATAGGGAAGCCGCCAAGTTTGACTATGCGGATGCAGCTGCCAACAACTTGGCGCAGATCAGCTGGGAGTCGATACCCAGCCGAACCAGCGGACACATACCGGAAATTTTCAACGCACCGCCCGAGGTAGTGCAGGACTACCACGTTCAGATGTCTAAGGCATTCTTGGACGATGGTGGGAGTGACATGATTGCCAAAGAGCTTGGCATTTTGTCCCCCGGAGACTTTGAGGCGCCGGGATACTTTGAGCAGCGTGTCAGCCCCGGCACACAGACCAACATCACTGCGCCTCGCCAGTATGGCGTCACTCGACGCGTCGATGCGATCAAGAAACAGGCAGCCGAAGAGGGCTGGCCGAAAGAACAGCGGGATGCCGCGATTCGGGCTGCCACCTATGCCACTGACCCTTCGGCCAGAGAGGCGATGTATGCCTACGCTGCAGCCCGTGGCATCCTGTTAAAGCAGGACGGTGTGGGCATGCATCGTCCTGCGTTCGTCAGTGGACTTTCCCGGCCAAAAGCCAATGGCGTTGAAGTAAACATCCGCAGGCCGTTGACTGCACGCGAGACCGCAGAAATCGCTCGACTGGTGGCAGCAGAGGCAGGCCATACGGAGTACAACCCGATCGGATCTTCGAGTGGTGTGCGGTTCATCAACTTCGACTACTTGGGCACGCCAAACCTTGACTTCCAGAAGGTGGTCAATAGGGCATTGGAGAAAATGAAATTTGACAATGACGAAGCTGTTGATGCTAAACTGTTCGGAGCAGATACAGGATACTTGAGCAACAACTGGAAGGAGAATTTCAATGGCGAAGGTTACTTGGACGCTGGCGAGCTCGCCAGAAGACCCGATCTTCAGCGGAAAGTACGTGATCTCGTCACGCGCCTCTCCCCGAGAGTATCCGCAGTCGAAGAAGAGTTTGCCAACCGCTACAACTGGACGAGAAACCGGCAGCTCAACAGCACCTACGAAGCCCAGCAGGAAGTAGTGCCGGTTTCCGGTAGCCTGCCACAGGCCGCAGAAAATGCTGCCACTCCTGAGGTTACGTCTACCCCTGTCCGCCCTTTCAAGAGAGGGGGCACGTTAGGCGATGCCCTTTCGCAGTTAAACATCACCCCCCAAAGAATGGAGGAGTGGCGCAGCTCCCGTGAAGGCATGCGTCAGGAAAAGGTGCCGCAGGTGCAGCAGGCCGCTGAAGCGCTGAGAGCGGGCAATATCTCCACCGAAGAGTACCAGCGTAGTGTTCAGCAGTATCAGCCGATCAAGCCGCTGGGCGCCGTGCAGAAGATGCCCACGGTTGAAGAGATCGCCATGGCGCTTGGCAAGAATGCCGAGAAGTCCCCCGGCATTGTCGGGGTCAACGTAGATCTGCCCGATGGGACACGTGTAGCTTCCCGCCTTGACATCCCTGCCTATGATAAATACGACACGTGGGTCGTCTCGCTGCATGACGGCAACAAGACCGGCGGCAATGCTATTGGGTACGGGCAGGCCGCAGTGCTGAATGACGTTGACTTCATGTCCTCAGCGAAAGCTGCATTGAACATTGCGACAGGAAAATCTGCCAAGGGAACAATTGCGCGCATCTACGGCAATTGGGAAAACCGAGATCCATCGGCAGTGGCCCAACAGGCTCGCGACATCTTAAGCGGCAAGGCCTCGGATGCTGCCGACTGGACAGAAGTGGGTATGAATCCTTACCGTCACAGCTATTTCTATAGAAAATCAGACGGAATGCCCGTAGCATCTGCGGAGCAGGTGATTCAGGTGGGCCCGTTGGTGTTGGCAAAGAAGCCGGTAACACGCCCGGTAGAGAGTCCTGAACACCAGATCGACACGCCGGAAGGCCCCCGTTATTTCAAAAAGGGCGGCAATGTAGAGCGCGTGACCAACGACAACCGGAAATATTTTTAAGGTGACGCGATGCCGATCGATAAAGCGGTCAATCTAGCCCCTGATTCTTATGCCCTCACGGTCCTTGCGGAAAGAGAGGAGCCTGAAATCGAAATCATCATCGAAGGTGAGGAAGAAGAAGGGGGTGAAGAGGCCCCTGCGGCAGACCGTGACTTCTACGACAACATCGCCGGGGACATTGATCAGCAGGATCTGGCCAAAATAGCCAACGATCTTCTTGAATTCTTTGAGGCAGACAAGGCTTCCCGTGGAGAGTGGGAAGACATGTACGCCAAGGGCCTTGACCTATTGGGCTTCCGCATGCAGGAACGCACTCAGCCCTTCCGTGGGGCCGCTGGGGCGGTTCATCCGATGCTGACTGAGGCGATTGTCCAGTTCCAAGCGCAGGCCTTCAAGGAGCTGATGCCTTCCGGAGGCCCTGTCCGCACGCAGATCATGGGCAAGGAGACCTTGGACAAGGTCCAGCAGGCCTCCCGCGTGCAGGATTTCATGAATTACCAGATCACGACGGTGATGAAAGAGTACACGCCGGAGTTTGATCAGCTGCTTTTCTATACTGGCTACGGCGGATCGACCTTCAAGAAGGTCTATTACGACACGCAGCGTGGTCGGATGGTTAGCCGACTGGTTCTTCCGGACGATTTGTACATCCCCTACCACGGTTCCAGTGTCATTTCCGAGTGCCGCAGACTAACGCACCGCATTGCCATGGACTCAAACGAGTTCAAAAAGCGTGTTTTTGCTGGCGAATACCTTGATGTTAATCTCAGTCCGGATGGATCGGGGCAAACTACCGACCAGATTGGCGCCACGATCGACCGCATCACTGGAATTCAGTCAACGGACGCTCCAGAAGAGCTGTCCTTGCTTGAATTTCAGGTCGATTTGGACATTCCGGGCTTTGAGGACCTTGACGAAGAGGGCGAGCCGACCGGAATCAGGCTCCCTTACGTGGTCACGCTGGACGAAACCAGCGGCACGACCATTGGAGTGCGTCGAAACTGGATTGAAACCGATCCGTTGAAGGTCCGTCGCGAGTTTTTTGTGCATTATGTTCTTGTTGAAGGCCCCGGGGCGTACGGCTTGGGCTTTGTTCACCTGATTGGTGGGCTTGCCAAGGCGGCCACGAGTGCTTTGCGTCAACTTTTGGACGCTGGAACGCTGGCAAACTTGCCGGCGGGCTTCAAAGCGAAGGGTGCACGCATCGCGGATGACAGCAACCCCATCCAGCCCGGTGAGTGGCGGGACATGGACGCTGGCGGAGCGGAGTTGAGCTCCAGTTTGATGCCGTTGCCCTACAAGGAGCCCAGCCAGACGTTGTTTTCGTTGTTGGGTTTCACGGTTGACGCCGGAAAACGACTGGCCAGCACTGCCGACATGCAGGTTGGGGATGGAAATCAGCAAGCAGCGGTGGGAACGACGGTTGCGTTGCTTGAACGTGGCTCGATGGTCATGTCCGCCATTCACAAGCGTCTGTACTATTCGCAAACGCAAGAGTTTGAGATGCTGTTCGAGGGGTTTGGGGAGTTTCTGCCTGACGAGTACCCCTATGACGTTCCCGGTGCCTCCCGCTGCATCAAAAAATGCGACTTCAACAACATTGTATCCGTATTGCCGGTTGCCGATCCGAATATTTTCTCCGCTGCCCAGCGTATCGCACTGGCCCAGACCCAACTCCAGCTGGCGCAAAGCGCTCCGAACATGCACAACATGTATGAGGCGTATTACCGGGTATATGCGGCGCTCAATGTCAGGGATATCGACGGCATCCTGAAGGTTCAGACCAACCAGATGCCGAAAGACCCTGCCAGCGAGAACATTGACGCGGTGGACAACAAGCAGCTGAAAGTATTTGCAGGGCAGCAGCACGACGCCCACATTGCTGCGCACCTGCTCATGGGAATGTCGCCCCTTATTCAAGCCAATCCACTTGCCGCGAGTGAACTGCAGAAGCATGTCCTTGATCACGTCAAGACCAAGGCTGAAGAGGACGCAGCGGCGGAGTTGTTTGAGAAGTACGGCGTGGATCCTGACCACATGATCTCTGACATGCAGCGCGAGGCGCTTGTTGCGCTGAAGGTGGCCCAGTACATGATGGAGACCAAGCAGTTGCAGACGCAGTTGGCCGGTGAGGGCCAGTCGCAGCCAGACCCTGTGGTCCAATTGAAAGCGCAGGAGCTGCAACAGCGTGCGGCGAAGGATCAGAAGGACGCCCAGCTCAAGCAGCAGTCTTTGGCCAACGAACAGATGCGAATACAAGAGAATGCGGATGCCAATGACGCGCGAATTGAGTCGCAAGAGAAGATCGCTGCACAGCGAAGTAAGATTGCCAGAGAACGTATTTACGCTCCCAGAGGATAACGACATGCCGCTCAAAAAAGGCCGTAGTCAGAAAACTATTAGTAAAAACGTCTCTGAAGTCATGGACACTTACAGCAAAAAAGGTAAGATCGGCACCAGTCGTCCTGCTAGTAAAAAAGCAGCGCAGAAACAAGCAGTTGCTATTGCACTGCAAACTGCGGGAAAATCTCGGGCCATGAAGACCGGCGGCCCGGTGAGGGTCGTTAAGAAGCGTGACGGTAACTACCCGGTCAAGATTTATTAAAAAGCCTTCCAGACAGTGGCTTCAAACTGTCTGCTCCATGGATAACACCCATGCTTGAATTTGCAGAGCGCGTGCTCCGCGATATCAAAACGCTAGAGAAAGACACGGAGGCCCTCGTACTGAGCGGTACCCTGTCTGACATGGAGCGATATCGTTTCCTGATGGGACGATTGGAAGGTATTCGATTGTCGGAAGATCTTATCCGACAGCGGCTGAAGAAGCATGCCGAAGAGTAACCACCAAGAGGAACCCCCATGGAACCAGAAAGAAAGCTGACAGCGCTCGAACAGAAATGGCAGACACAGCAGGCAGAAGCTGCTGTTGCGCGGCCCTCTCTCGATCAAGCCATCACAGAAGACGGAAAGGTCGATGAAGAAGCCCTTCATGGATCCATTTTCGACCTGATCCCCCAGCCCACCGGATGGCGATTGGCCATTCTTCCCTACCGAGGCAGCAAAACCTCGAAGGGGGGCATTCTGTTCTCCGATGATACCCAAAAGCGCACGCAGCTTGCGACCAACGTCGGGTATGTATTGCGGGTGGGCGATTTGGCCTACGCCGACCAAACCAAGTTCCCCAACGGCCCGTGGTGCAAGCAGGGGGACTGGGTGATCTTTGGCCGGTACGCGGGGTCCCGTATTCAAATTGATGGCGGTGAGATACGCCTTCTTAACGACGACGAAATTCTTGGGGTTGTGAACGACCCTGAAGATATTTTGCACATGTGAGGAAACAGGCAATGGGCATGGATCAAGAAGAGTTGAAGTTTAATGTTGGAGAAGGCGAGGAAGAAACCACCGTCACGATGAATCAGGACGGTGGGGACGCCTCTGTTGTCAAACAAGAAGAGCTTGTTGTCCAACAGGAGGCGCCAGACTCCGAGGACTTGGACAATTACTCCGAGAAGGTCAGAAAGCGTATCGACAAGCTGACGGCCCGCTTGCGGGAGCACCAGCGCCGCGAAGAGGCAGCCATTGAGTATGCGCGGAGCGTGCAGAAAAATAACGAAGAGCTGCAGCAGCGCTACAACCAGACCAATGTTGCTCGAATGGGCGAGGCCAGAGGCCGACTGGATACCCAGATCATGGCGCTCAAGAACGTCATCAAGCGGGCCCGAGAAGAGAGCGATATTGACACAGAGACCGAAGCGCAGCAGCGGCTCACCACTGCCTTGTGGGAACAGCAGCGGCTGATTGAGAACGAGAAACAGGCTAAAGAACAGCCTGTGGCCCAGCCGCAGGTAGCTGCCCCGCAGCCAGCGCAACGTCAGCCTGTGCAGGTAGACGTGAAAGCCGAGGAATGGGCTGAAGAAAACCCGTGGTTTGGGAAAGACATTGTCATGACCAACACCGTCAGGGGCATCCACGTCGAACTCGTTAAAAATGAAGGATTTGACCCCTCCTCAGATGAGTACTATGATGAGATCAATCGTAGGATGCGTAATTTATTTCCGCAGCGGTTTCAAGGGGCACAAAACTCCCGAGAAGAGCCTGCGCCACAAACCAACAGAAGCACCCGAACCGCGTCAACGGTTGCTCCTGCTACCCGGCCTTCTGGGCTTAACTCTACAGCGCGCCGCATGATCAAGTTGAAACCTAGTGAGGTTGCAATTGCGAAAAAACTAGGGGTCCCGCTTGAAGAATATGCCAAATACGTCAAAAGGTGATTACATGAGCGAACAAGACAACACAGTACCGAAACTTTCTCGTGCTCCCCGCAGTAACGCTACTCGCGAAAAAACTGCGCGTCGTAAGCCATGGTCCCCACCTTCCCGTCTGGACGCACCTACTCCCCCGGATGGTTACAAGCATCGCTGGATTCGGCGAGAAGTCGCAGGGCATGATGACAGAATGAATGTCTCCGGAAAATTGCGTGAAGGCTACGAGCTCGTCAGAGCAGATGAGTACCCTGAGTTTCAGGGTGGATCTGTGGACGATGGCAAGCATGCTGGCGTGATTGGCGTAGGCGACGTAATTCTGGCCAGAATCCCGGAAGAGACAGCGGACGAACGTAGATCGCATTATCAGAAGCGTACCCATGATCAGATACGAGCTGCGGACAATGATCTATTGAAGAACAATGTGCATTCTTCTATGCGGATCGTTACTCCGGAAAGGCAATCAAAAACGACTATCGGTGGCCCCCGAGATGGGACCAACGATTAACCTTCTAAAGGATAATTATCATGGCTAATGTAGACAAAGCGTTTGGTCTGCGTCCCCTTGGTAACCTTTCTGCTTCTGGCTCCCAGAAACAGTACGGCTATCAGATCGCAGACAATCAGTCTGGCGCCATTTTTCAGGGTGACCTCGTCACATTGAAAGACGGTTACATTCTTCAGTTCAACCCCGCCACCCACACTGCTGCAGTAGGCGTGTTCAATGGTTGCAACTATATCGATCCGACTAGCGGCAAGCCGACGTGGAGAAACTACTACCCGGGTTCCGTTAACATCACGCAGGGCGTTATCAATGCGGATGTAATCGACGATCCGAATCAGTTGTTCATCATCCAGAACGATGAATCGTCTGCCGCAACTAACTACGGCAAGAACGCAGACATTGTTGTGGGAACGGGCAACACCACCACGGGTGTGTCAGGAAACGAGCTTGACACCTCCTCCATAGCTACCGCTGCTGCGTTGAATCTGAAGATCATTGGTCTTTGGAACGTACCCAACAACGCTGTTGGGGAATTCGCTGTTGTCGTGGTTAAAATCAACGAACACCTGTACGGAAGTGCAGGCGTTGCTGGCCAATAAGGAGCATAAACCATGGCGATTTCACGCTCGCAACTTGTAAAAGAACTTGAGCCCGGTTTGAACGCTCTTTTCGGTCTCGAATATAAAAACTACGAGAACGAACACGAGGAGATATACTCGATCGAATCTTCAGACCGTGCGTTTGAAGAAGAGGTCATGCTCTCCGGCTTCGCTGAAGCTCCGGTAAAAACTGAAGGTGCAGGTGTCGCATACGACCAAGCACAGGAAGTATATACCGCTCGTTACACTCACGAGACCATTGCTCTGGCATTCAGCCTGACGGAAGAGGCCGTAGAGGACAACCTTTACGACCGTCTTGCTTCGCGCTACACCAAGGCGCTGGCTCGCTCAATGGCAACGACCAAGCAGATCAAGGCAGCCGCTATCCTGAACGGCGCTTTCACTACCTCAATTGGTGGTGACAGCAAGCCGCTTTGCGCTACGGACCACCCCACTCTGAGCGGTCCCGACCTTCGCAATGAGCTGTCTGTTTCTGCTGACCTGTCCGAGACTTCTCTTGAGCAGGCGTTGATCGACATCGCTGCATTCACTGATGAACGTGGCCTGAAGATCGCCGTGCAGGGCCTGAAGCTGATCATTCCAAAGGAGCTTCAGTTCACCGCTGATCGTATTCTGAAATCGACGCTCCGCGTTGGCACTGCAGACAACGACATCAATGCCATCAAAAACATGGGCATGATTCCGCAAGGCTACTCGGTCAACCATTACCTGACTGACCCTGACGCCTTCTTCATCATGACCGATGCTCCGAATGGCATGAAGATGTTCCAGCGTGTATCGATCAAAACTGGTTTTGAGGGCGACTTTGAAACTGGCAACGTCCGATACAAGGCTCGCGAGCGCTACAGCTTTGGCTTTAGCGACCCGCGCGGGATCTTCGGCTCACCCGGCACCCCGTAAGGTGCTTGAAAAAGGGGGACTTCGGTCCCCCTTTTTTTTTCTGGTGGTTGCTGTATAGTCTCAATATCCCCGGAACATTTGGGCGGCAGACGGCCCGGGCCGACGTCATGCAGACTGCCTCCCCCAACTCGCATGAGAGGAATTTGCAATGGCTAATACCACCTTTACAGGTCCCGTCCGGTCGCAGAATGGCTTCCAAAGCATCTCGATTAACTCCAGCACTGGTGTTGTTACCGTACTGGCCAACTCTGGGCTGGCGCCTGTTCTCCTGCCCAACGCGAACACTGCAATCACCACCGACGCCAACTCTGGCGTAGTAAACATCACTGCTGACGTTTCGGCTGATCGCACCTATACGCTGCCCACCCCGGTAGCGGGCGCAGTGTTCAACTTCATTTACGGCGGTGGCGCAGCTGATGGCCACGACGCTATCTTTAGCACTGGTTCTGACCTGCTGTACTTTGTAGGCGGCGTAACCTTCTTCGATACTGACACTGTATCGCAGCCGTCTGTAGTGTTCTCGGATGGTAACTCCAACAGCAAGCTGCAGGTTAACTTGCCCGCCGCCATGAACGTCACGTTTGTTGGTACGAGCGCAACGACCTATCAGGTGTTTGGCACCGTCGTGAGCACTACTGCACCGACCTTTGCCGACCAGTAAGGGGGAGCCATGAGCTTCAGTAATATACAATCGGTGACCAAGACGGCAGATTCGTCTGCCGTTGTTGGTCGTTGCCGTGTTCTGGGGTTGTACTATACCTGCACCAACACTGCAGCATCCTTTGCGTTGAAAAACGGCACTACGACGGCAGGCACTGCCCAAATGACTATCACTACCCCAGCTGCGGCAGGTGGGTATGATCTCATTTTGCCGGATATGGGTATCCTTTTTGACAGTGGGGTGTTCATTGATGTCAGCAGTGCTGAAGTAACCAGTGTGACGCTGTTGTTTGAAGGTGGGGCGGCTGCCTAATGGCAACCAAGAGCAAGGGCATGGGGATCAAGACTTCGGTGAAGTCGGGTAATTTCCGGGCCACCAAGTCTGGGGCAGGCATGACGGAGAAAGGCGTCGCGGCGTACCGCAGGGCCAATTCCGGCAGCAAGCTCAAGACAGCGGTGACCGAAGATAAGCCCTCCCCTGCTCGTGCCAAGCGCCGCAAGTCATTCTGCGCGCGCTCTGCAGGCCAGATGCGTGACTTCCCGGCAGCAGCAAAAGACCCCAACAGCCGGCTTCGGCAGGCACGACGCAGGTGGAAATGCTAATGGCAGCTAAACGTGGGCTGTACGCTAACATCAATGCAAAGCGTGAACGCATCAAAGCTGGATCAGGCGAGACTATGCGCAAGGTCGGCAGTAAAGGTGCCCCGATGGACACCGCATTCAAGAAGTCTGCAAAGACCGCTAAAAAACGGAGCACGAAATGAAAAGCAAAATGAAAAGCAAAATGAAAATGGTCGAAAAGAGCCGCAAGAAAGTTCCCGCCTTTGCCGCTGACGGCGTAGGCAAGATGAAAAAAGGTGGCATGGCCTCCGATAGTATGGGGCGTGCGGTGAAACGTAAGACTGCGGACATCAAAGGCCGCGCCATGAAGACGAGAGGTAAGTAAAATGGCTGGACGTGGAATGGGTGCGGCTACCAAAGGCGGCGGTTGCGTTGAGACGGGTCCGAAGAATCGCATGGTCTCCGAGACCAGCAAGAAGACGGGTCCGGCCATGATGAAAAAAGGCGGCATGGCTGTCAGCCCTCGCAAAAAAATGGCGATGGGCATGATGGGCGGAGGCATGGCCAAAAAATACCGCAAAGGCGGCATGGCGTGTGACTAATGGCCACTTCAGGAACGACGGATTTCAATCTCAACATTGACGACCTTGTAGAAGAGGCCTTTGAGCGTTGTGGAATGCGGATGACGGCTGGCTATCAGCTATCGTCTGCCCGTCGTTCCATGAATTTGCTGTTTCTGGACTGGGCCAACAGGGGTCTAAACCTTTGGACCATCGAAGAAGCCACATACCCGCTAGTTCAGGGTAGCCGCGTCATTACATTAGCAACGGACACGGTGAACGTGCTTTCTGCCGTTATTCGTCAAACGATCAATGGTCAGCAGCAGGACATTTCGCTGGATCGGATCAGCAGAGAGGACTATCTGGACATGCCGAATAAGCTGACGCAGGCGCGCCCTGCTCAGTATTATGTCGAGCGGACCAATAGTCCAAAGGTCTATTTCTACCCGGCCTCTGATACAGACTACAGCTTCGTCTACTATCGTATTCGACGCATACAGGATGCGGGAAGCTACACGAACACAGCGGATGTCAATTTCCGATTCCTGCCTTGTTTGGCATCGGGACTGGCATACATGCTGGCGCTTAAATACGCACCGGATCGCACGGGCTCACTCAAGCAGATCTACGAGGAAGACTTTCAACGTGCCGCACTTGAGGACAGGGACACTGCCAGTGTGCATTTTGTTCCTGACTTTGGTATTTGAAATGCCGTTTGCGACTGGAAAGTTTTCTTACGGCCTCTGTGACTACTGTGGGCAGCGGTACCCTTACCAAGTTCTGAGAAAGAACTGGGAGGGGTTCATGGTATGCCCCGAGGACTATGAGCCAAAAGAGCCGCAGCTAATGCCGCTCAACTATCGAGGCGATGCGATTGCGCTTCGGGACCCTCGTCCAGATCGTACTGAACCGACCGTGGTGTATTTGGGAGTGCCAGCAGACTCGGCCTTCCAGAGCATCGGAAGTGCCTATAATACCGTCAACATGCGGCCGTTTCCGCAGCAAAACGCGGTCCAAGGGGTGGGCTATGTTGGACATGTCACTGTGGTGATCATCTAATGACATACGACGAACTGGTCACAAACATCCGAAATTACACTGAGGTGAACAGTAACGTGTTCACTGATTCGGTGATCAATACGTTCATCACCATGGCTGAGAACCGTATTCTGCGGGACATCGATCTGGACGTATTCAAGAAAGAACAAACCGGCAGCATGACCTCCGGCAATAAGTTCCTTACGGCACCCAGTCAAATCCTCACTCACCGTTACCTGATGGTAACGGTCAGCGGCACGCAAGTGTTTTTGGACTTCCGGGACACGTCTTTCATGAAAGAGTATTGGCCAGATAGCACCGCTACAGGCGTGCCTAAGTACTACTCCGTTTGGGATCAGGACACTTTTTATGTCGCGCCTACCCCTGCTCAAAACTACCCGGTAGAGATGGGTTTTATCTACAGGCCTGAGCAGCTCTCTTCTACAAATCAGAATACGTGGATCAGCACTAACGCCCCCGAGGCCTTGTTGTACGCCTGTTTGATTCAGGCATACAGTTACACCAAGGGCCCCACTGAGATGCTGGCCTTCTTTGACGGCAGCTACAAGCAAGCGATTCAGGGTCTGGGCATCGAACAGCAAGGACGCCGTCGCCGAGACGAGTACAGAGATGGTATGATTCGCCTACCAGTTCCTTCTTCTTCACCGGGACCATAAAACATGTTCAGTACTACAGGCAGTGCGGCGTTGGGTGAAGTTCGGGCGATGATGGTGTCCGGACGGGGCTTTACTCCGGAAGAAGTTGCTGAGATGGCGCTAGATCAGATCATTTACATTGGGGTCGATGCTAACCCGATTATCCGGGGCCAAGCCGAGGCTTACAAAAATCAGCTCCGCGAGGTGTTGGTGCGGTACATGAAGCAAGCAGTTGCGTCGCACAACACTACATTGATGAACCGCTTCCGCAACGCGGGGCACCCAGAGCTAGTCAAACTTTTGGAGAATTGATATGCCGATTTCAGTCACTACCGCAATGCCCACTAGCTTCAAGGTCGAAATCTTGACGGCTACCCACAACTTTACCGCAAGTACTGGTAACACGTTCAAGCTGGCCTTGATGAAGGCAGCAGCGTCGGGTACCGGCACCTACGGTGCTGCAACGACCAACTACAGCAACTTGACCAGTAACTCCGACGAAGTAGCCAGCGGCGGCGGGTACACTACCGGGGGTAACACCCTTACGTCGGTCACTCCAGTGGCGGATAGCACCACGGCGGTCTGTGACTTCAGCGACACGACATGGACCTCTGCGACTTTCACTACGTGTGGTGGCTTGATCTACAACAGCTCTTCGGCCAACCGGGCGTGCGCGGTGTTGAGCTTCAGCGGCGACCAGACTGTGAGTTCGGGTGACTTCCAGATTCAGTTCCCAGCTCCTGCAGCGGCTACTGCGATCATCCGCATTGCCTAAACACACCCCGCTGAGATAATTCTTGCCTGTTTTGCCTTTCATACATCACTCCTAAGTGATAACTATGCGGACATTACCGATGAATCCTGTGCCAGTAATCGACAACACAGGCTGTATTCTTGCCCTGCTTTCGGGGTAACCCGTGAAGTCCGGCCTCGGGTTACGCACCGCTTGCGGATCGTAGATCGGTTGCTCGCCCAAGTGTAACTGTGGGTGATCGGGATTCCAACACTCAAAGCAGGCTTTTATGTTGGTGTCTTTCCCCTTCACGATGAGGCTTCGTAGCTCTTTCAGCTTGTACCGGAAGCCGCATATATCGCACTCGGCAATAGCGATCCGGGCTGACGCAAATCTGCTGCTACCGCTTCTCTCCTCGG